GCGAATCATGTGTACTGCTTAGACAAGAGCCCGGGAATCCCTTTCTCGAAACTTAAAATTAGGAGCAAAAAGGCTGTGCTTGAAAAACACAGAGATAAGCTCCTTAAATATGTTTACGACTTGAGATACCCTGCCGTTGATTCTTACAACGACAAGGACGAACTCCTGCCGCAAGAGGACTTGGATAGGAATAAGATTAGAGGTGTATTTGGTGGCTCATTCCATGGAGTCATTCGGGAACGCATTGTTTATGGACAACAAAACAAAGCAATTCTCGAGAACCACAAAGACAACTGGATCAAGTATGGTTTGGTTAAACAGTATGGTGGATTTAACTCGGCTATCCAAACGCTTGAACCTTTCTCATTCATTTGGGAGAGTGACTGTTCGGGTTTTGATAGGCGAGTCTGCCTAAAGTATGTTTACCGAATTAGAAACGCTTTGGTCATTGATGTTGGCCCATGGAAGGACATGATGGAATCAGTAACGGAAAATAATGTTCATCCTTTAGTTCTCCTACCAAATGGTTATGTTGTTAGGAGACAAACAGGGAATGACTCTGGTAAAAATAACACTACAGTAGATAACTGTATCGCTCATTTTATTATGATGATCTATTTTTTCGTGAAGAGATTGACAGATCTGAATCAGCCGGTTAAATTATCGTATATTTTTAAGCATGCTAATTTGCTTATTTATTCAGATGACAAGATTGGTGGTACTGATCTGGAGACTTGGGGTTTCGATAGCCCTCAGGAGTTTCTGGATTACGAGAGAGAAGTTTATGCTGAGTTTGGGATGGAATGTAAGCCATCTTCTCAGCACTATACCATTAAGAAGAAAGGTGCCCGTTTAGCACCTACCCACTCTTTTCTTGGTTCTTATACTCATACTGATTCACAATCTGGGATGTATATTCCCTATCCACGATTTGGAAAAATTTGTTCCTCGGTCGTCCGCAAGTACCCTTGTAAGGACGTTGTTACGAGGTTTCATCGAATTATGGATTTGACCGTCAACTCTTATCCAAGCCCGGAGATCTTTTCCCGCTTGTTGATATTCCTCCAGTGGTTTTACAACCGCTTTCCCAAATTGCAGTGG